CTTTAAAATAAATAGAAGGATCTGAAATGCTTTCTGCTTTAGGTAGTTCTTTAAAATAACCAACCGATCCATAAAAAGCCATTCCAATAACTTGATTTGCTATACCATAACGATTTTTATTAACAATACACGATCTAAAGCCTGATTTAAACGCTTTATCTCCGATAATAGGATAACCACGATAAGAATTTAACTTTTCTCTAAATGGATAAAATAATTGTAACGTCACATCACTATCATTTACAGGTGAGGAACTATCTCGTACGTCATTTAGATTTGGTTCAGATAAACCTTCCTTGCGTCTATCCATTGATGAAGAATCTCTGTTTTGCTGCATTAGTACAAATCAAGAAGATCTTAGTTTTCGTTTAAGTGTCACCATAAATGATGATGCTAGATCCATTTCTTCTTTGAGTTTTCTACCTTCTGATGCAGTAATAAGAGATAAATGATCAATAATGCCAATTAGTAATTGTTTTGGATTATTTGGAATGTATATTGTTCTATCTTCAATTGTTTCAAAGTTACCGTGTTCTTCGGCAAAAGAAGAAAATTGTCTATACAAACTTTTTGCTGTAAGTGTAGAATCAATAATTTTGATATGAGGTTCAATTGTATCTAACCACTCTTTTGCTTTGCGAAGATACTCAAATTTTTCCAAACTTATAGTAGATTCGTATGACATTATTTCATTAATTGTCATATATACTCCAAATTCTTCCGCACAATACAATCCCATCAATTTTGCCAATAATACTTCAGAACCAATCTCTAATGAGAAATAACAGAAGTAAACTGGTTTATCAGGAGTCATGTTTCGCAACATTTGATACATGATATACAACACCATTGCTGTTTTACCTCCAGAACTTGCGGCAGACAGCAAATAATAACGAGACTGTTGTATACCACCTATGATTTTATCTAGTTTAGGTAATCCTGTTGAAGTTCCTATGTTTTCGCCATTCCTTCCTTTTTCAATTAACTTTCAAAGACTTGCTACGTTATTCATTATATGCTTTCGTATACATTAAATGAATCTTCAATTTGGCCCTCCAAATTTGTTGTCTTTAAAAGTTCTAGATCTAATCATTTTCTACTATTTACAAATTCTAAAATACCGTAAGAAATCTTATTATTTTCTTTACCCCACTTTAGAAGCTTCATTATTTCTTTATGTTTTTCAACATCATGTCCTATTACAGAACTATAATGAAAGAAAAAATCATCTAAAGAATTAAATTGTTTACTAATGTTTCGTAAAGAACAAAATCGACCGTTTATGTTTACAAATGGAGGATAATTATCAAATAATTCTTGTCCCAATTCTCCAGAATTTTTAATCCAACCTTTAATAAAGGTTTTGTTAAATTCAATATCATTTGGAACATATGTTTCCGGATTATAATTTTTATGAATTATATTTTTATCTTTTAAGGAATTAAATAAATCCCTTAATCGACTAGATCCTCCATTATTAAATCACTTTGTAAAGTATTTAGAATGATTTTCTTCATCCCTAGCTAAAAATGTTAAATATATAAGTAATAATTCATCTGCGGATAAATTATACTTCGCCATCAAGTTTAAAATTGTATTTAATTCCAATATTTTACATAGATAAATAATTCATTTAAATAAGTTAGGTAATTTATTTATTTGTCTAACTTAGTACGGATTAAAATCTATACTTAGTATTTGTTATATTTTCTTGTTGTCTAGTTTCAACAATCTTTCCAGATAAAACATCCCCTAATTGAGATTCGTTAATAGTAATATAATTAGATCCTGCAGAATTTCGATGTCAATTCACTTCTTGTGTACCTCGAATAAGTAATGTGAAAATTTCAGCTTCCTTTCCTTCTTCCATTCTACATACTCTTCCGTTACGTTGATTCTTTCTAATTTTAGAAGAATCGGTACTTAAAATAATACCTACGGACAAACCTTTAATGTCTACTCCACAATCTGCTGCTTTTGAACTATGTAATACACCTGAAGAATATTTGTTAAACGCTTCAATTGTAGCATTATTTTGTTTTTTAGATTTTTTAGAATGTAAAACACACTCTCCTTTGATTGCAAGTTTTTCAGCATCTTTAATTGTTGCAGAGAATGTAATGCATTTTTTATCTTGTCTAGCATTTAATATTCTTCTTGCAACTTCTATTTTTTTAGGATGTGACATTACAAATTTTTTTCTCTTTTGTAAACATTGCATTCATAACATGGCTGTAGCAGCAACTTGTTTAGGATCATAACCCATTTTTTTGGAGTATTTATTTCTAAATATAGCATTTGTTGCACAAGACATTGCATCTTCAAAAACATAATTAAAAAATGAAAAAGAACCATTGAATTTACGATTTCATTCATTATATTCTGAAAGATCAGCATCAATCATAACTGCATATTCTCTAATTGGAGAAACTCAACCGTTCTCTAATGCTTCTTTCATTGTAATTCTATCACACACCGGTGCGTATTGTTCAATGAGAAACTCCTTACCATCCAAACGTTCTAATGTTCCAGTTAATCCTAGAAAATAAGTATAATCAACACTTGTAAATATTTTTTGAAACGTGTTTGTCGGAGTTAAATGAACTTCATCACAAATTAATAAATCGACAGTGTGATCGGTTTTTACAATTGTATTAATAATTTCAACACAACAGTTCGATAAAAGATTAAATTCTACCAATTCTTTGAGTCATTGTTTCTTAAGAACGTCTGTTGGTACACTTATAAGTATTTGTGCATCTGGGTTTACTTTTAAAAGATGTTTTATGGTAATAATTGCAACTCTGGTTTTTCCAAAACCCGTAGCTGCAACTACTGTAGCACGACCTTTTGTATTAATTCAATTTTTAACACATATTTTTTGTCGTTGAGTTCTAGTAATCATTTAAATATTTACAATTCATACAATCCATATCTCTACATTTGTCACAAGGTATATTATCAGAGAAATCTGAGTAACAATCGTTTGACTCCGATGGATATTCTTCTTCTGCTTTATCATAAGGATGTGGTTCGTAATCCCAATAATAATTGTAGTTAGAGGAATATTTATTTAAAACTTCAATATGATATTGTTTATCTGAGGTTAAAGTTGTTAAAATTTCATAAATAAAATTTAAACAATTTTCTAATTCGGATATTTTACAATATTCATTAGCTGTATGTTCTAAATAATAACCGCAAGAAATATTTACTCCACAAACTTTAACGTTTTCCACAAGTTCTCCAACATCTGTAAATGTACCAACATTTTCAGAATATCCGTATTTATTTATAATTGGGGACAAATCAAGTATGAATTCATCTGTAACAACATCTATACCATTGGTGTGTGTTATTAAATCAGAAGAACCTCTTCTATCAGCCTGTAAAAAATATCGGATATTATATAAAAAATCAGTATTAAAACAAGCCTCAATTGCTCCCTTTGCTCCAACTTCTTCTTCTGTTGTAAAAATAACTTTAAGATCTGGAAGTTCTTCAAGCATTTGTAAAGCTACACAGATTCCATTTGCATCATCACAACCTAATCCACATCGACTACCGTCTATTTTATGAAGACCATAAATAATTCCATTAGATTCATATACTCTATAGGCACCTTTATTTGTTTCTATTTGATCTGTGTGTGCTAAAAGACAAGCGTATGTTTCTGGATTGTTTGTATTTTTAGTAATAAATAGGTTATTGTAATGATCTAATTCAAAAATAATGTTCGGAATGTTTTTACAATAATTTAAAATAAATGTAATCATTTGTTGTTCCGATCCACTAGGATGATCGATCATGTACAAATCTTTTAATAACTTCGTATTTAATTTCATTTAAAATAATGTTAATTGTTTTGATTCAAGTGCATTTATTATTTTATATATTTCCTTTCGATAATATGTATAGTTTATATTTCGTTTTTCTATTGGAATATCATCAAAAGTATTGTAAATTGTTACAACTGAACCTGCACAAAGTGCTGTTGGTTTTCTTCCAGATGTATCTTCTGGATCTTTTTTAGTAAGTTCTTTACCATTTGTAGACATATAATATCGATTAATATGTCTTACAGGCTGTCCTCCATATAATACCTGGAACTTTTTGTTTACCTTTTGATATGTGCAAAATTTAAGAATGTCTTTACACTCTGACAATGTTTTTTCAACCGGAATATTATCAACAAAATAACGATTAAGCGCTTCTGGTATAATCATTGGAGCCATACCTTTACCCAAAGACACTTTGTCGATAAACATACCTTTTTTCTTTATCAAATCCGGATTTTTCGTTTCAGAATAACCTTTTTTGACACCAATGTAATCATTAATTGCATACTGAAAAAATGCTTCAAAATAATCAGCTTCAAGTCCTAATTTTGTGCGTTTTTCTCAATTTTTACAAATTTCCAGAATTTTTGGTTCTAATGATTTTTTATATTTAATAAAAACACCATCTGTGTTAGATTGTATTATTCTAGCACCAGCCTCATTAAAAGCTTCTGCTAACATTAAAAGCATCAGCTGACCATTAATTCTAATTGTTAAAACGGCTTTTGGATCATAACACCAACTAAAAGGACTTTGTAAGTTACCGGATAAACCGTTTAGACTTAATTTTAAAGTAGCATCAACAATTTTATTGCCAGCTTTTTTAGCAGCAACTCTATCGCTTCTAATTTTACTATATACTTTAAGAAAAGATTCTCCTAAATGTTGTGGATATACTTTATGTTCTAGAATAATACTCGGATACATTGCTTTAACCCATAAAATTTCTCTTATGGCCGGACTATATCTTCATTTTTTATTTTCTTTCATTTATAACCGTAAATAGATGGTTTTTCACCACTACACGCAGCGTAAATGTTATGTCTTTTTCAATTTGGATTTGCAACAAGAATATCGTGAACACTGTCTCAAACTTTTATTAGTTCCTCAGTTGTTTTATCATATTGATAAAATTTATACTCAGTAGTTGATTCACTAACTCGTTTTTTCATTTTTTCTTTTAACGTAGGATCTTTTTCTCAATTTGCATTTCGAATTTTAGAACCTTTCTTACAAGATTCAACATTTATCGAAACTTCCTTGTTTTTATATTGTTCTTTTTTAAGCTCAGACATTTCTTTTTTCTTTTCTTCAGATCAATGATTTCTAAAATTAGGATTATTTTCTCCTTGATGTATTTTAGATAACAACTGTTTTGTTTCTTCATGAACAATCATTTGTGTAGAAGAATCTCTTCGTAAATTATAACCAAATTGACGATCTGTAGATTTATAATCATCTATTCAATATAATTCTCTGATTTTTAAAATTTCTTCATCAAATTCTAATTCTTCAATAACAAAATACTCAAAAGCATCTTCACCATACTTAAATCAAGCATTAATAAGATGTCTATTTTCATCTTTGCTTTTTCTTCGTAAAGCATAAATATGTCCCTGAATTCTGTTATAAATGTCTTTTGCTTTACCTACATAGACTTTAGAATTTATTATATTTTTTATACAATAAATTCCACATTTTTGACGATCTTCTTTGTTTAATTTCATATATAATAGTTTAAAAAATTATATACAAATATAATAAAAAAGATGGTTGTATCCAAAATTTAATTTATAAAAATGCCCCCTGTTTAGTCTCTGAACATTCTTCCGTTCTGGAAGCTTCGCTGCGGATTGTCCAATAATTAGACTTTTTACTATATCTGAATGATTGGTTCAGCCCTTATTTATATTCTTATAATAAGTTAGTATCTAATTCTCTAAGGATGTTCCCGCAATTTAAGGGGTTTTAGTTACGCCAATGAGCCAACGTAACATCAAAATCTCCAAGTAATTCATCATCATCTGGAATTATAATTTCAGGTACATTAACAGAATGAATACCACCCATACCAAATGTATGTTTAGTTTCTCCAAGATAAAATTGTCGTTCAAAAGTATTATCGTTTGGATTAATACATTGTTCTTTGAGATCTTTTAAAAGATCTTGCAGAATAGGAGTTTTAAATTCAATAAAATCAAAAATAATATCGTTTAAACAAAGATAATCACACGGAGAACGTAAATCTTTGATATCGTTTCAAGTCAAACCTGTTTCTGCAAGATAACGACATTTAATGATTTCCATTCCTAGATTAACTCCATCTTTATTTAAAGCTTTAATTTTATATTCATCTTCGATAGCAAGTCGAAGTTCAATATCTTTTACACATCTATTTAAAAGTTCGGTAGTACTTTCAATATCATTGAAACAATATGAAATTACCTCTTCGATTTGATCATTTCTAACAAAACTGTTAAAATCCCCGCTATATTCTTCAACATTATGATAATTCATA